CACACCATTAACAGATTTGACGGTCAATATCACACCAGCAAGCACATCAAGTGTCATTCACTTACAGGCGCATGTCTTCTGTGAATTTAGTGTGAGTGCCAATGCTTACGAACACGTTTTCTTTTTCTACAGAGACACTACCAAACTCGGACAACCCAATGTGGGAAGTCGGAAAGGTGGAATAAGCATGGCAACAAGAACCTTCGAATCGGCAGATGCCAACTCTACACCAAATATTGCCAGATATGATTATTTCGACACGCCAGCATCAACGTCAACAATTACATATAAGTGCGGCATATTCGTTCTTTCTGCTGAGACGTTCTTTATTAACAGAACAGTCGGCGATGTAGATGCCAATTATTCTGAGAGAGGCATCTCATTCATCAGTGCAACAGAAATCGCGGGGTAATAAATTATGGCATCTATATTAAACGTAGACCAAATCGGTCACTCAACATCAGGCAACACGGCACTGACAGTAGATAGCAGTGGGAATGTGTCAGCCAGTGGGCGTGTTACTACACCAGCTAGGCCAGCGTTTCGTGTTACCGGCGTGTTAAATGGTTGGGCAGATCTTGTTTCTAATACGAAAGTTAGTTTGTTAACCACAGTTGATTACAACATTGGCAGTCATTATAGCACTACAAATTACGAATTTATTGCGCCTTGCGATGGTCTGTTTCATTTCAGTGGTCGTTTTTATGTTAACAACACTGCAACTATTTCTGATTATTTCATCAGTATAGATGATTCTTCTTTGGACGGTACTCTTTATTTTGCAAGTCAAGATAATGACCAATCAGATAGTAGTGTCACTTTTGCTGAAACTTTTCAACTCACAGCTAATCAAACGGTTTCTATAAAAGGAAATGCTGGTCAGTATTACCCGTTGTATTCCAGTTTCAGTGGCTTTTTAGTGGGGTAATTAGACATGACAAGCATACTTAAAGTCTCATCAATCCAAGACCCCACCAACAGCAACACAGCGTTATCGATTGATAGCAGTGGGCGTACTCGTATACACCAAAACGCCACCGCTACATCTAACTACGCAACCTCAGGTGCTTGGGTAATATCTGGCGTTCCTGACTGGGCAGACAAAATCAAGTTTGCAGGTTACAGGCTGTCTGCCGATACTGCAGGCGACATTTACTTTAGGGTAACAGTTGGCGGCACTGCTGTTCAAGGAACTGCATACAAACACACACAAGTTATATTAAACAACGCAGCAGCAGTTGCAACTTATGATAGAAGTGCTGGTCATGGTCAAATTGAAATTGAAGGCTTTGCCCTCACTGCTCATTTGTTTAACTGGATTGTAGAAATCTATAAAATAGACACCAACATCTACGGCTTTACAGCAAATGTAGCAAATCACACATACGGAGGTTATTACGTCACTCAAGCTGGCACTATAGAAACAAGCGGTGCTATTGATGGCGTTCAGTTGATTGCTTCGGGCGGTAATTTTGATAGCGGTAAAGCACGGCTTTTTTGGGAGTAGTTTGACATGGGATTAATACGTCTACAATCAAGCAGTCTCCCTAGTGGGTCTGTTTTGCAAGTTAAAGATGCTTCAGATACTTCAATAAGAACAACTGTTAGCCAATCATTTGATATAGCAAGTAACACGGCTCAAGTAACAATCACTCCATCGTCAGCAACATCTAAATTCCTTATTACCTGTTGTGGAATAATTAGTGCAGATGATGGAAATGATGGTTGGTTTACTACTATTTTTAGAGACAGCACAAATTTAGGTCATGCCGATATTGGTTTGCAACACGGTAATTCTATCGTTGGTGTTCAAGTGCAATTTTCCCCATTTTCAATGACTATTTTAGATAGCCCTGCAACCGCAGCAGCCATCACATACGGATTGCGCTTTCGTTCATATAATTCCGATGGTGATGCTGCTACAACGACACGGCTTGGACAGCAGATGGCTGGAACAAGCGCAGCAGTGCCAACGCACATAACCGTTACGGAAATCGCAGGATAAGTTCCATGAAACAGACACTAGAAGTATCACCAGAATTGCGAGTAGCCTTAGACTTAGAAGCACACGAAAAAGAATGTGCAATAAGGTACGCATCAGTAGAGGAAAAACTTTTAGGTCTCGACAAACGCTTGTGGAGACTTGAAGCACTTATCATGGGGTCAACTGTAATTATGGTTGGCCTTGCAGCTACCTTACTTTCAAAAATGTAGGAGAATAGCCATGTTAGCGGAACTAGCGGCGGCTAACGCTGCCTTTGCCATTATAAAGCAAACTCTAACCAATGGTAAGGAACTAGTTGATGCTGGCAAGGCTATCTCTCAGTACGTAGATGCCAAAGAAACTTTACAAACTAAAGCCAATAAAAAGAAAAACTCTTTCTGGAATCAAGTAGGTGGTAAGTCTGGTGATGACCTAGAAGAGTTTATGGCTCTAGAACAAATTAAGCAGCAGGAGAATGAACTACGTGAGGCTATGCAGCTTTATGGTAGGGCAGGACTGTGGCAGGATTGGGTTAGGTTTCAGGCAGAAGCACGTAAACAAAGAATTAATGCACAAAAACAAGCAGCAAAAGAACGACAACAATTTATTGACAACTGTATTATAGCCTTTTATTGGGCTGTGTGTATAGGATTAGGTCTGGCTACGCTAGGTATTATCCTGTGGGTTGTTAAGGAGAGTATGAATGTTTAAGACAATAGTACTAGCCTGTGCTATAGCTTCTCCTGACATGTGCTGGGAATATCACGATACACGTGGCCCCTATGACACACAGGAGCAATGTAAAACCAGAGCCTACGAAATGGGTAACATGATTGCAGAGGTGCATGAAGGTACTGTTATGGCACAGAAGTTTAAATGTAAGCAGCTAAGAGGTCAGGCACTATGATACTAGGAGTAGTACAAGCCGTGGCTGGTCTAGCCAGTACATGGATGGAAGGTAAGGTTGAGACACAAAAAGCCAAAGTAGCTGTAGCAAAGAAGGTTGCTGCTGGTGAAATGGAGTGGAACCAGACCATGGCACAGGCTTCTGCGTCAAGCTGGAAGGATGAGTGGCTAACAATTTTGGTGAGCATACCTCTGATATTAGCCTTTACAGGACACGAAGACATTGTGCAGCGTGGCTTTGAGGCGTTAGACAGTATGCCAGACTTCTATAAGACTGCTGTAGGCGTTGTATTCGCAGCAAGTTTTGGTGTTCAACAACTTACTAAGATGTTTAAAAAATAGAGGTAACTATGAGCCTATACGAAAACATTAACAAACGTAAAAAAGCTGGTACTAGCAGACCTAAGAGTAAGTCTACTATTAGTGCTAAATCTTATGCCAACATGAAGGCTGGTTTCCCTAAGAAGACAGATAAGTATAAGAAAAAAACATGAACTATTTACAGTTAATTCAACAACTTAAACGTCACGAAGGATTGAGGTTAAAGCCCTACAAATGCACAGCAGACAAGCTTACTATCGGTGTTGGAAGAAACTTGGAAGATGTAGGCATCTCAGAAGAAGAAGCAGAGATGTTGCTGATAAACGACATAGAGAGGGCAACAGACCAGTTAGTGCTGACCTTTCCATGGACAGAAGACCTAGACACGGTACGTTTTCAAGCCCTTATCAACTTCACCTTCAACGTAGGGATAGGGACAGTGGGCAAGTTCGTAAACGCAATGGCTCTGCTAAAGGACGGAAGTTACGATACGGCAGCAGACGAATTTCTGAACAGCCGTTGGGCTAAACAAGTAGGACAACGTGCAATAGAAGTTGCGGAGCAAATACGTACAGGAGAGTGGCAATGAACCAAAAACAACAGATGGACGATTTACATGCCGCCGTTACAGCAGACCTACTAGCACGTGTACGTAGCGGTGAGGCAACTGCAAGCGAACTGTCAGTAGCTGTCAAATTTTTGAAAGATAATGGTGCATCACTAGATGTTATCACTGCTGAAAGTCCTATGGCTAACCTTCTTAACGACTTACCCTTTGATGTGGCAGAGAGTGTGCAATGAATCGAAGTAATATATGACGATTAATCGCCCATAGAAGCCCACTGACAGGCCTTAGAGCCTTGAGAGGTATGTACCCACTATGCAACAACCAAACGCCGTCCCTGAGGCTCTGAGAGACTTTAGGAACTTTACATACTTAGTATGGCAACATTTGGGATTACCAGAGCCTACGCCAGTACAGTACGACATTGCACATTACTTGCAGAACAGTCCCAAGCGTTGTATTATCGAAGCTTTCCGTGGTGTAGGTAAGTCTTACATCACTGCTGCCTACGTGGTACACCAGCTACTGCTAGACCCACAGCTAAAGTTCATGGTGGTGTCTGCATCTAAGGCACGTGCTGATGACTTCTCTACGTTTACGCAGCGTATCATCATGGAACTGCCTATATGCCAGCATTTGGTGGCTAAAGAGGGGCAGAGATGGTCTAAGATAGCTTTTGATGTAGCACCTGCTAGGGCATCTGGTAGCCCCTCAGTAAAGTCTGTGGGTGTTACAGGACAGCTTACAGGTTCACGTGCTGATATTATTATTGCTGATGACGTAGAAGTTCCCAACAACTCTATGACACACATGATGCGTGAAAAGTTAGCGGAGACTGTTAAGGAATTTGACGCTGTTCTCAAGCCTGACGGTAAGATTATTTATCTTGGTACACCTCAAAACGAAATGAGCCTGTATAACGTGCTATTGGGGCGTGGATACGCCATGAGAGTGTGGCCTGCTCGTTACCCTAGCCTAGATCGCGCAGAGAAGGCCTATGGGGGGCGTCTAGCACCTTTGCTGTATGAAACCCTACAGGAAAAGTTAGAGGCCGTGTACGGTCATCCTACGGACGCTAAACGATTTGATGATGAAGACTTACTAGAAAGAGAACTTAGTTATGGTAGAAGTGGTTTTGCTCTGCAATTTATGTTGGATACTAGTCTCAGTGACGCAAACAAATATCCGCTTAAACTGAGTGACCTGATTATATACTCCTGTGACAAGGATACAGCACCAGAGAAGATGGTGTATGGAATAATGAAACCCATGTCAGAGATTCCTAACGTGGGTTTGAGTGGTGATAAGTACTATGCGCCAGAAGATACAGTAGGTAGGGCTAAATACACAGGCTCAGTGATGGCTATTGACCCATCAGGTAGAGGTAGTGATGAGACTGCCTACTCGATTGTGAAGATGTTAAATGGTTATCTGTACGTGGTGGACTGTGGTGGTGTTGAGGGTGGTTATTCTGATACTACGCTACAGCATCTTACAGACCTCGCCAAGATACATCAGGTAAATACGGTACTGATTGAGAGTAACTTTGGTGACGGTATGTTTACTGAGTTGCTCAAGCCGTACATGTTAAAGACTTATCCAGTTACACTGGAAGAGGTTAGGCATAATACACAAAAGGAAATGCGTATCATTGATACGTTAGAGCCTGTTATGAACCAGCATAGGCTTGTTGTAGACCCTAAGGTCATACAAAAAGACTATGACAGTGTACAGAGTATGCCCCCTGAAAAGGGTATCAAGTACATGCTGACCTACCAGATGACTAGGATAACTAAACAACGTGGAGCATTAGCGCATGACGATAGACTTGACGTACTTGCTATGGCAGTGCAGTACTGGACAGAGCAAATGGCTGCTGATGCAGATACAGAAATACGAACAAGAAAAGAAGAACTACTGGATAATGAACTAGAAAAGTTCATGGCACACATGAATGTAGCATCAGTAGATAGGCAGCAGGATGGATGGATAAGTTTCTAAAGTTACATCCTAGACAAGACCCCCTTTAACTATATACTATAGTATGTTTAACATGTATTACATTTAGGACATGTTTTACATACTGTAGTGATGCTGCTTATGCATCGGCTATGAGATTAAGGCAAGAACATGGAAGTTATATGGACACTACTGCTTACTGTTTGCACAGATGTCAAATGTTTGACACAAGATGTACAGAAGTTTGATACTCATGCTGCTTGTATTGAGTTAAAAGTGGTACACGAAGAGTATCCACCAGATGGTCATTGGAAGACTATAGACTTTGTATGCACTATCAAGGGTGCTAAACAGGTCTAAAAATGACGAAAAAATCTGAGGGGGTATATAATAGTAGTAGATGCGCGTGACCCCCTGATGCCTTATAATTATAGCACATGCAAAACATCTTGTCAATGTCAAACATTTGACACATGCGTCATTAATTTGACACGTTTGACATGTCCAACATGTCTTGCATGTCCTAT